CTTTGGCGATGAGTTTACAGGGGACATACTTAACCAAATAAACGCAGGTGCATTATCTACAAAGGATGCACTCACATTGATTAGTCAAGAGGCTGACAATGTTGGCCTATCTGCCGAGCAAGCTGCAACACTTACGGCTGATGTGTTTAGAGGTGCAGGAGAGGATGCAGGTGGAGCGTTAAAAGTGTTTGAAGCAATCAATGTAAGCCTTTCAGACCAAACGTCAGAACTTGATGATCAAGGCAAAAGAATGGAGGCCGACATTGCACGACAGCAAGAAGTGGCAGAAGCAAGAGATAAGGCGTTTAACAGCGAAGGAGTGCAATCCTTTATGCAAGTACTTAAAGATTTAGGTGCGTTTTTAAGCAAGGTGTTTTTTGGTACTATTCAAGCATTATCATTTATAATTGACAATTCACTTATTAAGCCTATTGAATTTGTTATAGACGGATTTAATAAGCTTAAAGATGCAGCAGCAGCAACCGTTAAACCTTTAAGAAACATTGCATCCTCTTTAGGTCTTACAAGCAAAGAAACAGACAAAGCAGCACAATCGTCAGGTCAGTTTGCCAAGATGATGGAACAGCAAAAGCAGGCAGCACAAGATGCAGCAGCAGCACAGGCACAACTTGAGGCTAATACAATCGCAGCAGAGGCAGCACTTGATGCAGCAAGAGAACGAGCAGACGAGTATGTTGATAGTCTTAGAGATATTGTAGCCGAGCAAGCAAGACAGCCTATCCTAATGCAGGCAGAAGATATCTTTAGTAAAAGAAGTGCTGATGAAATTACAGCCAACCTTGAAAACGTAGCAAGTCAAATTGAGGCAAACGCCAACATCACATCGGTAAGTGTTGAAGGCATTTCGCTTAGTGTTGAGGAGTACGCACAACTTGCACAAGATGCACTAAACAACTTAGAAAAAGCAGAAGATAAGAACTCAAGCAATAGGTCAAGCCGTACATCCACGGCAATGTCTGAGTCTGAAAAACTTGCACAGCAAGAGGCACAAGAAGCACTTGACAGGATAAAGGCATTAAATGAAATTGTCAACGCAGAAACAGAGAGAACACTTGCGGAAAACCAACTTTTAGAGAAAAGACTAAACGACAAACTGCGAGAACTTGATCTTGACAAGGACATTACACAAATGACAGCAGATGAGCTTGCTGCACGTGAGGCGTTATTTGCAAAGTATAACGATGACTTAGAGGAACTAAGAGAAGCACGAAAGGCTGACAAATTAGCTAAAACAAAAGAAGAGTTTGACGAAAGTCTAAAGTTAATACAAGAAGGTTTATCAACTGAGTTGCTTATTAAGGAGACTGCAATGCTTAATGAGTTACGCAATGAGCAACTTACCGAGGAGCAAAAACTGCAATTACAAAAAGACTTTCAAGCAGAATCTCTAGAGTTACAACGTCAAGCATTAATTAAGCAAATTGAGTTAGTCGAGTCAACACTTGGCAATGGTGCAACAACGGCAGCACTTGAGCAATTACGCAACGCACTTGCAGCACTTAACCTTGACATTGATAACTTAGGCAAGGGCGAAGATGGCGAAGAGCCAAAAAGTATTGGAGAAATGCTTGGATTGGACGATGAGGGAGCAAGACGTTTAGACCAAGCCATTAAAGGCACAGAGGCAGGCTTGGATGCAATGAGTCAAATGACACAAGCAAAGGCAGCTGAGCGATTAGCTAATGTTGACCAAATGCTTGAACAGGGCGTTATCAGCGAAGAGGAGGCTGAAAAGAAAAAAGAGAAGATTAAGAAAGATGCAGCACGTAAGCAACAAAAGATTGACATTGTTCAAACAATAATAAACACAGCCAAGGCCGTCACAGCAGGACTTGCATCACAACCATTCTTACCTGTTGGTTTAATTATGGGAGGTATCGCAGCCGCACAAGGTGCTGCACAGATAAAAATGATTAAGTCACAGAAATTCTCTAAAGGAGGATTGTTGTCAGGCCCTAGCCACGCACAAGGTGGTATACCAATGTTTAGTAAAGGCGGTGCGTTTTACGGAGAGGCTGAAGGTGGAGAGGCTGTAATGACCAAGGGAGTAATGACAAACCCTGCATTGGCATCTATGGCATCAGCAATTAACGTAGCAGGTGGTGGAGTTCCTTTCTTTGCTAATGGTGGTGTTCTTGATCCTATACAATCAGCAACGCCAACAGATAGAGCAGCAGACCTTATATCGGCAGGAATGAAATCACGACAGCCTGTATTGGTTGTTGAGCAACTGCGAGAACGTGAGAATAGTGTAGACGTTATTGAATCACTTAGAACAATAGGATGACAGACAACATTAGAAAGATGATTAATACAGGTGCTTTTGTGCCTATCAATGTAAAGCAAATTGCCAAAGCTTACTACCGTGAACGTTTACAGATACACGGAGAATCTATGAAGGCATATCAGGAGACTGCACAGAAGTTTGGACGGTCATCTGAGTGGGTTAGGAAAATAATGTAAAAATTACCAATGGTTATTCGTATCGTTGTGTGATGCCAATAAACCCTGACAAGCCTGCCTTAACACAGAGTGATTACGACAGGTTTGACTTTGCTTATGCCAAAGACCTAAAGGATAACTATCCACGTATTTGGAAAGCAGGAGGCAACATAAGAGGCAATGAGGCTTTTGAGTATTTTACGAAATACAGAGAAGGCGATAAGACGGAAGGCGTTTTGCAATGGGTATCGGAAAGGGAAGCGTGGGCGTCTCGAAATTTCTCCTTTGGTGAGGGTTTCAAAGATGGCGAAACAAGTCCTAACCTTTCCAACATTGCAGGTATTGTTGCTCAGATCAAATGGGCGGTTGTTGGCACATTAGGCGAAAAGCGTATGAAAGAAATTATAAACACAGTAAAAGCAAAAATTAACGATACGTCACTTGCCAAGATTAACAACAAAGCAGAAGGTATCGAGGTGGTGCTTTCAGGCGAAGTTGGTACTTGGGACGTATCCGCAAGAAAGATTGCTGATGCAATCGAAGACAGAACAAGTGCACCTTTAGTAATCAAAATCAACTCAGTTGGTGGCGATGTGTTCGAAGGCTTTGCACTATATAATGCAATCAAAAACCATCAAGGGCCAACAACGGCAATTGTAGAAGGATTAGCGGCAAGTGCTGCATCACTTTTTGCGATGGCTTGTCAAAGCGTAATTATGAGGGAAGCCTCGATGCTTATGGTGCATAACCCCCATACCGTAGCTGTTGGGGAGTCAAAAGACTTACGACAATCTGCTGACGTACTCGATAAAGTCCGAGACATTATGGTTCAGCGATATAAAACTAAAACAGGTCAACCTGAGGAATCCTTAATCGAAATGCTTGATGCTGAAACTTGGCTAACGCCTGAGGAAGCAGTAGAGTTAGGCTTTGCCGATAGAGTAGATTATAGTGGTGAGCAAGTTGGCGGTTTACATTCATCTTTAATCACAAAAATCACAGCAATGTTTAAGACTAAAAGTCAAATCGTTGAGGCGTTAACGTCTGACGAAATCAAAGACCTTGCACTTGGTTTAGATGTATCTGCTAAACTTGAACTCGTTAAGGCATTAGCCGATAATGTAGAAGGAGTTGAGGAGGTATGTGTTAAACTTGGTGAAGGCGCAGAGAAGTATATGTCTTCTCCTGAGGTTGCCGTTATCCCAATGGATGACCACGCTTTGCTTATCGCTCTCGGATCATTAGAGGAGCGTGTAGCTGAAGAGCCTGAGGCAATGGAAGAAGAAGAAGAAGAAGCTATGTACGAAGAAGAAGAAGAAGAAGCACAAGCATCAGTTGAGACTGAGGTTGAAGCAGAAGCAGAGACTGAGGTTAAGTCTGAGGTTGAAACTCTTTCTCACGTTGTAGCCGAGTTAAAGGCTCAAATGGAAGAATTAAAAGAAGAGCGTGCTGCTATGAAAGTGCACACTCCTGACAATAAAGCAACAAAATTAGATTGGAAAGAAGTTGCAATTCAAAACGCCCTAAAATTTAAAAAATAATGGCAAATATTAGTTTAACAACAGACACATACGCAGGATATTTTAGCGATGTCGTCATAGCATCTTCCGTTTTAGGTGCTCGAACAATTGAAAACGGATACATCACGCTTCATACAAACGTTGATGACAAGGCAACAGCAGTCTTCGTAGATTCTTCTGTATCTATTGACGATGCTAATGGAACTTTTGCAAGTTCATCTACTGCAAGCCTTGATGAGATTAAGTTTACACTTGGTAAGTATATGATCAATGCAGAACTTGATTATAAAAATCTTGATAGCTTTTGGTTAGCATCTCAGCAACCACGAGGAGCTGCAGGAGACTACGTTGCACCTGCCACGCTCGAAGAATCTTTAAATTTACATTTCAGTTCAAAGGCAAGCCTTTTTGTTGGGGCCGCTATATGGGGTGGTTCTGCTGCTGCTATTACGCAGTTCGGTGCATCTCAAGGATTATCTCAAGGTGGTTCTAACGCTGTAACAGGTCTAATTGACAAAATGTTAGCTGATTCATCAGTTAATGACGTTGCTGTTGGAGGTACTTACAAGCAGTCTATCACAGCCGCTACTGAGGCATCTTCTGCTGTAATTTCTGTCGCAAATGGTGCAGATTATGCAGTTGGAGATAAAGTTACCTTAGAGGGACTTGCAGGTGGTACTTGGAACACTCAAGACGGTAAAACTTTTACTATTACTGTTGTTGCTACTAACGACATCACAATTGACCTTAACTCAGCATCTTTGGGTACTTGGTCAGCAGGTACATTAACTTGTATTAACAAAGTAAACGTTGTTAAAGCATTAGAGGCTTGTTATGAGGCAATGGCTGATTCTATCCGCCTTGCTCCTGATACTGCAATCTATGTTCCTTCTCGCATTGCTGCTGCTTACAAAATAGCACAGGCCGAAGCTGCATACTCTCCGTCAGTATACTCTGCTGATTACCAACTTTCATACTTAGGGTATCCTGTGTATGAAATTCCTGAGATGCGTCCTAACGCAGTTGTTGTATCACGTGTTGCTAACCTACACTTTGCTACTCCTTTGTTGAGTGATCTTAATAGTGTATTGATTGCAGATCAAGCATCTGTTAACGCTTCACGTACCATCAGATACAGATTAGACTTCTGCTTCGATGTGAACATTTCTGACGGAAAATCCATATCACTACTTAGCTGATGCTAATTTTTTTTAACCTTTTAAATAAATAGAAAATATGGCATTAACAAGTTTAACAGTATCCAAGTGTGCAAGAGTCGCAGGAGGATTAAAAAGAATTGTCTTAATCGACAAGGACGAAATTGGTGGATTTAGTTTCGATGGCTCTACTCACGCAGTAGATGACATTTACGAGGCAGATTCAACAACTACATCAATCGCAGCAGACCAAGGCGTTGAGTTTACTTTTCGCAGAAATGAGGCGAGATTTGAGTACTCTTCAGAGCGTAATGAGAACTCAGTTGATACGTGTACAATTAACGTATTTTCAAGTGTTCCTGCTCCTGATGCAACACAATTACAAGCAATTGAGAACTTACGAGATACTTGTGAGTTGGTTGTTGTTGTTCAAGAGTTTGGTGCTAACACACCTTTGCGTATCTTTGGTGTAGATAAGTTTGAGTTTGGTACTATGGAGTATCAAGGTGCAACGCACAACTCAGGCTCTGCACGTACTGAGACAAATATGCTCGAGCTTAACCTACAAGGTGAGCAAGAGGAGTTGCCTTATATCCTTAGCGAATTAACTGAAGCAGGGATTACAGGTGGAACTCAGGCAGGTAATGACCTGATTATGGATCACCTTGCTGCTTAATATGTATTCGGTAAAAAAACAGTATAGAGGTCGTGCTATCCTTTTGGGTAGCACGCTCTTTTCTTTTCCTTTAGACGGCTCTAATCCATACAATGAAAAAACCTGCGAAAAATTCCCTCAATTCTTTGAATGCATTTCAGATACTAAACCTGTTGGACGCAAGTCACGAAAAGCCGACAATGGGCTCGGAGATAGTAGGTTACAGGGGAACAAAGTGGATAAAGTGGGGAGAGGACGGAAACGCAGGTCTGTTTCCACAGAGGATAGCGGAAGCGTATCAGAACTCAAAGACGTTAAGAGCAGTCCTATCACAGAAGAGCAACCTAGTAGCATCGGATCTCAAGACGGAGAACGAGAGTCTACAAAAGAAGATTGATAAGTTTACGAGTCCTAAGACTCACTACGATTTAAGAGAACTTATCTATCGTGTTGCTTTAGACGTACAACTACACGGTGAAGGCTTTATTAAAGAAGTCAGATACATCGAGTACGCAGGCAACACACCAATTAAAGAGCGTAGTTTTGCAATGCACTTAGATGCAAGTCAAGTACGTTTCTCGTCCGATGTTGACGAATACCTTGAGCCGACAGGCGTATGGGTTTCTAAGAATTGGGCACATTACTCACGCAATGAGTACCGACCTTATAGACTACCTTTATCAGGGTATGGCTATGAGGATTTTGTCGATGACCAAGACCGAGTATTTAAGAAGGTTTGTGTGCATCGTGTTGGTGATTACGAGCCTGCAATGCAGGTCTATGGACGAGCCAATTGGACAGGTGCGTACTACGATGCAATCCTTGAAAATCTATTGCCTCGATTTAATTACACGCATTTACAGAACTCTATTCATCTAAGCGGCATCCTAAACGTGGAGATGCCATTTACACCTGATGACGATACAGCCAAAGAGATTCGTGATCGTAT